ATATATACGAGGAGCAACAAGCAAGGAATATCTGCCTTTATCGTCGGTAAAGTAAGGGTGCTCAGGAGTGCAATAATAATGATTTTGATGATTGATGGGGCTCGAAAAGTGCTCAAAAAATATAGTATGAGCACTAATCGGCTCACTTTTAAGGCTCGGCTCTAAGTTCAACAATATCAACACTTAGGGGAAATTTCAACTAAAAAGTTCAATCCTATAACAAAGTCAGGGGGGGGGTATCATGCAAAAAAAAGAAGAGCACACATACTTGGGCTATTTTTTTAGAATTGGGATTGTGTCTAAGTCGTGATATATAAGGACTTAGGGATTTCGCTAACTATACTAACTAACTAGTTAGACTAACTAGACTATTAGCAGTTAGTTCTAACTGAATTTAAGAAGTTTTAAAGCATAAGTCAAGCATTATCGTAAAACAAACCCTAGAAAATTTTTTTTTATTTTTTTCTTGACTTTCATGAAATAACAGCTTTAACCTTTATTATGCGACAAAGAAAGAAAAAACCCACTAATAAGGAATTAGTATATAATATCGCCCTCAATAAGAGAATGATTATTGAGTTAAACCAAAGATTAATGTTACTTGAGTCTGTTATTAATAAATATATAGAAATGAAAAAAGATACAGAAAAATTTAATAAACACTTACAAGAAGAAATTAATAAGGAAGCCGATGAAAATACTGAAAATTCCGAAAAAGCCTCTTAGTTTAGAAATTAACGGGCATATCTACACTATTCGCTTTATTGAAGGTGGTAAAGCAGAATATGGCACAGATGATTGTGAAATCTTGGGTGCTGTCAGTATGAGGAAATGTGACATTATCTTAGAAAGAGACATGAAACATTCTAAAATCTTAGAAGTATTGTGCCATGAGGTGCTACATGCTATAACTCATGGAACAAGTTTGAATATATCAGAAACACAAGTCCAGGTAATTGCCAACTCCTTATATCAACTAGGGGTTGGTAACTATATATGGGAAAAATCAGGAGGAGAATATGATTCCAAACTATGATGCTATCGTGAAAAAGGCAAAATCGTTGTGTGATAACAAGAATATTGACTATGCACAGCAAAAAGACCCTTTTTCTAACTTTGAAATGGTAGAATCGCTTAAAATATGCGATGTTCCAACAGGAATATTGGTAAGAATATCTGATAAATTGGCTAGAATTGCTAATTTGTTGAGGAGAAACGGAAAAATGGCTGTAAAAGACGAAAGACTTGAAGACACCCTATTAGATTTAATAAATTATAGTATAATTCTTACTAGTTATCATTTGTATTCAAGTGATAATGTAGAATTATTAGAAGATATGGAGAAAGACTATGATAGTTCCAGGTAAAATACTAGAAAAGACGGTAAACAAGCCTAAGGTTAATATACATTGCCTTACAGATGTTCATGTAGGAAGCAAGGTTTTTGACCGAATGCTTTTTTTGAAAGCAATAGATAAGATAAAGAAAGACCCAAATGCTCTTTGGTTCGGAAATGGTGATATGTTAGAGTTTATACCACCTAATTATCATATTCCTGAAGGCGACCAAGCTTTTGACAATAACGAACAGTACGAACAATTTGTTACTATGGTAAGACCTATTTTGAATAAATGTATTTTCATGAGAGGTGGAAACCATGACACTCTTCGTTCCGTAAGATTAGCAGGAATTGATATAATTCGTGTTATGTGTGATGATTTAGAAATACCATACTTTCCTTTTCCAGGCTATACAGTAATAAACTATAAAAATGGAAGATTTGTATTAGCAAGTGGTCATGGGAAAAGTGGTGCTAAAAACGGAGACATGGAACTAACTAGATTAAGAAACATCTTTCCAGAAGCTGATATGTACTATTTAGGTCATAATCATCAACTATATGCTAAACCAATAGATTCTTTTGAAATCATGAAAGATAATGAAGAAGTTAAAAGACAATGGTTTGTACGAGGGGGTTCATTCATAGGATATGCAGAATACGCACGATATGGTATCTTAGAGCCACAAACTAAAGGATGGGTAGAGATACAGTTGAGTAAAGAAGAACCTAAGTATATAGTACATAGAAAATGAAAAAAAGAATAATTAAAGGGAAGGAGCACTTCGTATATGAAAACATCGATGAACTTAGGCAGGTTATGCCAGATGAAAAAATATATGATGATTGGAGGAATGCTCCTTTGGATGCTTGGGTTTTGACGGATGATGGGCAGGTTTGTCAAATAGTAGAACAAGGCTCATTAAACAATCATCCATATATAAGAACAGCTATCGGAATGTTTCATTGTGTTCCTTCTCAAAAGATTGAGGGTAAGATGAGAGACAACATCTACTCTTTTAGTGGAAAAAGGTCTGAGCATATTGCTAAAGACAGAAAAAATGTCACTAAGAATGAATTTCTTTTTGCTAAGTATATTGCAAAAGGTGAAGGAATTGTAGATGCATTTAAACATGCTTTTCCTAAAGCTAAGTCGGAAGAGTATATAAAAGAAAGAAGTAATTTATTACTTAAAACTGAAAGGATTAAAAAGTTGATAGATAAAGAAGTACAAAGAATTTTAGAAGAAACAGAAATTACACCTAAATATCTTTTATTAAAGACTAAAGAAATTGTAGATAACGACGAAGCGAGAGATGGAGATAAAATATCGTCGCTAAAAATGTTAATGGAAATAGCTGGGCTATTAGGCAAAAAAGAGCAAAAGACAGAATCGATTACTTTATTTAAAGGATTTAGCAAAGAGCAATTAGAATTGCTAGAAGGAGGAAACGATGTCAAAAAAATTGCGACGCAAACAAGACAACTGCCTGATATGTCAGACGGAGATTAAAAAAACACTTGCACATGTACCAGTATTTGATTATTTCTTAAATGAAATGTATGAGATACCATTACAAAGCCATGTTTGTAAAAATTGTTTTTCTATTTATGATGAAAATATGAATTTAGTTGGAGTTAATAAAAACTTTATTTTGGAGTATGGAGAAGCTTAGTTTATCAGATAAAGAGATTCTTTTACATAAAGCATCTAAAGATTTAATACTGTTTGGTAAGTTATTTTTACCAAATGATTTTTTACATAAATCGGCTTCCCCTCCTTTTCATTATGACTTAGGTAAAAAATTAATTAGTACAAAACCAGGGGCTCGTATTTGTAATGTTTTGCCTCGTGGTTTTGGAAAATCTGTATTAATGAAAGCTGCAATTATGCACAGACTTTGTTTTACTCCACAAGACCAGGCTATGTTTATGGCTTGGGTTGCAGAAGAACAAGGACAGTCTATTGACCATTTAAAGTATATTCGTTCCCATTTAGAAAATAATCATGCTATTAAGTATTATTTTGGAAATATGTGTGGAGCTGATACTGGTAAAAGATGGACAGAAAAAGACTTAGTAACAAATAAAGGTCATCGTATTATTGCTAAGGGTACTTCACAAAGACTTAGAGGTCGTGCTGAGGTAGATGTAAGATACACAGGAATTATACTTGACGACTTTGAATCTGAGTTAAATACAAAAACAGCAGAAAGAAGAGATGAAATTAAACAATGGATTGTATCTACTGTATATCCTGCTTTAGAAGAAACTCCTGGAAATGAAGGGTGGATATGGCTATCTGGAACTATTGTTCACTATGATGCATTCTTGCAAAATGTATGCGATGGTTATCATGATGCTAAGAAAAATAATAAATCATATCCTTGGGGAGTAACATTTATTAGAGCTATAGAAGATGGAAAAGCTGTTTGGAAAGAACAGTTTCCTTTAAAAAAGCTAGAACAGAAAAAACAAGAATTTATTGAAGCAGGTAAAATAGACAAATTTGCTCAAGAATATATGAACGATGCTAGAGATGCTGCTTCTGCAACTTTCCAAATGGAAAGAGTTCAATATCATAATTACGAATTTTTTACAGATGGACAATTTAGTTATTTAAAGAATAAAGAAGAAATGATACCTATTTACACATATATAGGAGTTGATTTAGCACATACAGCTACAAACAAGTCTGACTATCAAGTAATTATGGTCATGGGTATTGATAGTAATAAAAATAGATATGTTATTGATTATTATCGTGAAAAGATACCAGCATTTGATATGCCTGCAGAAATATTGAAAATAGCAAATAAATATGCTCCTATAAGAAGATGTTCTGTTGAAACGGTAGGTGCTCAGGAAATGGTAAGAGATATGTTAGAAAGAATGGCTAGAAAAGAAAAAAGGCTATTAACTGGTATTAATAAGGGAGTTAAACCTCCTCATGGTATTAAAAAAGAAGATAGATTAGAAATGTCTTTAGGAAGTATTGTAAATAGTAAGAAACTATTTGTTCGTAAAGAACATACAGAACTTATAGATGAATTGTTTGAATTTCCAAAAGGAAGACACGACGATTTGCTTGATGGATTGTATTATGCTGACTTTTTTGCTAAGCCACCAAGAAGTGGAGTTATTCAAAATGACGACTATCAAACACCTGATGATATGCCTACTTATACTAAAACAAAAATAAATTGGATGACAGGATTAAAAATATGAGATTTCGAGCAATAACTGGTGTTAAATTCTTTAGGGCAATGGTATCTAATTATACATTAGAGCAATTTATAGACTACTTAAAAAGGGTAGAGGGCTACAAAAATAAAGTAGGGGATAGATTTTTTCCATACGATTCTCCAGAAGGAGGATTGAAGACAATAGGGTATGGATATAAAATTAGAACAAATAAAGAGCAAGAACAATTAGAAATCGATGGAATGTCAGAACAAGAAGTAGAAGATGTTTTAAGACATGAAATAGAAGTTTCTTTATCAAAAGCTGAAAACTACGCAAATAAAAAAAATTTTGCGTGGGAAAAAGTGGATGAAAGATTAAAATATGCCCTCGCTGATTATTGTTTTAACATAGGAAGTTTAAAAAAATTTCCAACTACATCTAAATGTTTAATGAACAATGATGTAAAAGGGGCTATTGAAGATGACCCAACTAGAGAAGGTTTTAAACATTATGAAAGAATTTTTAAAGATAGTAGTGGAAAAAGACAAAGATTAGGAAGGAACAAAGAATTTTATAAAGAGTTCTTAGAGCCGTATATAGTATGATAGAACAAATACAAGAAGACAAAAAAGCAACAGAAAATAAAGAACTTTTTCAGCAATATGCTGATGCTCGTAGTGATTGGGATGTAGAGGCAAGAGATGCCGTAGATTTTACATTAGGTAATCATTATACTCAAGAAGAATCAGATTCTTTACAAGCTATAGGACAAGCAGATTTTACTATTGATAGAATTTATGCAGCTATAGATAAGCTTAAATCATTGATGACATCAAGACCTGTTAAATTTAGTGCAACAGCTAGAGAAGATTCTGATGTTAAAATGGCTAGTGTTTGGAGAACATTGCTAGAATATATATACGATATATCAGATGGACAACATCATTTTAAACAAGCTGTACATGATTATGCAACCACAGGAATGGGTTATTTTTATGCCTATATAGAACCTGAAGCCGATTATGGTAGAGGGGAAGTAATGTTTACTCATGTAAACCCATTTCGTGTTTATGTAGACCCTGCTTCTAGAGACAGGTACTTTAAAGATGCAGCAAATGTATTGTTGTCCACAATACTTACAAAAGAACAAGTTTTAAACTTATATCCAGATGTAGCTCCATTTTTAGAAGACATAGAAACATATAATATGTCTGATATATATAGCGATTATCCAGATTCTTTAAATAAAAATTCAAATGCTGTATTTACTCCTGCTGAAGTAGATAATAAAGATTGGAAATCTACAATAGGAAACAGATATAGAATTATTGAAAGATTTAGTAAAGTAAGAGTTCCTTATTATAGAGTAGCAGATAATCAAACTGGACAAGAAAAAATTATGAGTTCTGAAGCATTTAAAATGTTTATGGAAGAAAATGAAAGATTATTTGAAATGAATGTTTATGAGTATGTAGAAATACCACAAACAAGAATTAAAGTAACAGCATCTATAGGACAAGTTCTTCTATATGAAACTATATTAGATACAGATACATACCCTATTATTCCTATACCAAATATTTGGACTAATACACCATACCCTAAATCAGATGTAAATAAAGTTAAAGATATGCAAAGATTATTAAACAAACTATTTTCTTTAGCTTTAGCACATGCTCAATCATCTGCAGGTTTAAAATTACTTGTTCCTCAAGGAAGTGTAGAAGATTTAAGACAATTAGAAAAAGATTGGGCAAACCCTAATGCTGTATTAGAATATGACCCAAGTTATGGAGAACCTCATTTTCCAGCTCCTCAAGCATTATCAGGAGAGTTCTATCAATTAATTAATCAATGTGAAAGATATATTGATTTAAATTTTGGTGTTCCTGAATTATTGCAAGGAATGAAAGAAGGTGCTCCTAATAGTGTTAGAGGAACAATGTTACTTGCACAAATGGGAGAAGGTAGAGGTGCTGCTAAATTGAGAGATATAGAAATGTCTTTACAACAATTAGGAAAAGTATTATATCAACTTGCTAAAGGACATTATACTTTTGAAAAGAAATTTAGAATAGTACAACCTAATAATGATATTACAGAATTTGCTATTAATAATAGATTATATGATGATAAAACT